TCGTTGGTGAGCTGCTCGTCCAGGCGGCGGTAGGAGTCGCGGATACGGCCGAACGCCGACTCGTCCACCCGCGGGGTGATCTTCACCTCGCGCTCGTGGGCTACCTCGTCCAGCTTGGCGTCAGCGGCGGCGACGTCGCCGGGCGGGACTTCCGGCTCGATCTTGGCGGTGCGTGTCTTGGCCGCAGCGTCACCGGCCGTGGAGGCAGCCTTGAGCTTACGGTAGAACTCGCTGTCCTCCAGGTCGAGGCGAGCGACGATGGTGCCTGCGTCAAAGGCCATCACTCACCTCCCCGCTGCCGCTGTGCGTCCAGCTCGGCGCGCATCGCGCCCAGGTCGATCACGTCCGCTCCAGCAGCGGCTGTCCGCTGCTGCGGGCCGCCCGCGCTCGCGGCGGGGAACTCGCCCTCCTCCGGGCGGCTGATCGTGCCGTCCTGCTCCAGCCCGTCCAGGTAGGCGCGCTGGAGATCCCATCCCAGGTCGTCCCACTCATCGCGGCTGAGGTTGAAGTACCGGCGAGCGAGGTACAGCTCTACCCGGCGCGAGCGGACGGCAGCGTGATCACTGCCTCCGTCCCAGCGCCGGTCCCGGCTTCCGGGTTGACCACCTCCTGCTGGAGCCAGGCGTAAAACTTCACGCGCACGCGCATCGGCAGCAGCAGGAGCTGCGCCTTGGTCGGGTGGCCACCGCACAGCCCGGCGAACAGCTCCGCGGTGCCAGCCATGAACTCCACGAACTTGTCCCCGGTCAGCCCCGACACGGCCTCCAGCATCTGCTCGGCGGTGACGTCGCCGCCGTCGGTGGGCAGCCCGGACTTCTGCGCCTCCTGGTAGAGGTTCTTGAGCCCGTCTAGGAACGCGCCGATCGCCGCGTCCGACGGCTCGGTGATGACGCCCTTGGCGCTGTATAGCTCCTTGGGCCATCCGGGCACTCTCTTGTTGCCCTCACCAGGCAACTTGCCGGTGAAATCCCAGTCGAGAGACTCAACAACTGCGCTGGCATCAAAGGCGGGCATGCGCGGCTCCTACTAGCTGGTGGCGACGGCGGTCAGGTCGGTCCAACTGATCTGGTTGAACGGGCACGTGGCGTTGAGGGTGAGCGGGTACAGCCGCTGCTGCGCGGCGCGGCGGTAGGCGGTCTGCACCTGGCCGGCGGCCATCACCTGCGGGATGGACAGCACCCGGGCGTAGCCCTGCTGATTGCGGCCGATCACCGCGCAGGCCATCGAGGCAAAGTTGGTGGAGAGCGTCAGCACCGACTTGCCTGGCTGGCCCGCGCCGGCCGGGGTGACGGCGATCGAGCCGCCGTTGCCCCACGCCATGTTGACGTTGGTCAGCGTCTCCTCCGACAGCGAGCACGTGACCTGGAGCGTGGCCGTGTTGACGATCACAGCAACGGGGGTCGGCTGCTCCTCGATGTTCAGATCCTGCGTGCTCGGGTTGAAGGTGACCGTCAGGCCCGCCTCGGTCGCGCCCACGTATGCCCAGCCCAGCCCGGTCCAGGCAGACGCAACCCCGAGGTTCTGGTCTGACGGCACAGTGGTGCCAGGGATGGCCGTGAACAGGATGCCCACGCCGTAGAGCACGTTCTGTGTGGTGTAGTTCGGCGGGGTGTAGACAAGCGGCGGACCGGCCATCTCAGCTCTCGCTCTCCTGCTGCGTTAGGGTGACGCCCGCCTCGGCGGCAGCCTGCACAATCGCGGGCACTATCGAGGCGGGCACCGTGGTGGGGTCGGTGGTGACCGTGACGCCGCCGTAGGTGAACGCGGCATGCGGCTCCTCCACCGTCATCTGCACCGCCCCGGCTGCAACCGCGGCGGCATCGCGGGCGGCGACCAGCTCGCCGAGCTGCACCTGCTGGTCGGTGGTGAGCCCTGTCTTGCCCGCTACGCGGGGCTCCTCCTGAGCCGGCGCAGCAGGAGGCGGGGCCTGCTGCTGTGCTGCTGGCGCGGGCGCGGCTGGCGGCGCTGCTGCCGCTGCCGCTGGCTGCTCAGTCATCGGTCCTCCTACGGGGCGACGGGGATCAGGGAGTAGGCCCGCAGCGCGAGCGTCGTGGTGGTGGTGAAGTCCACAACCACGCAGCCCTGCGCGGACTGGGTGAGTGCCTGGGTGTTGACCGCCCCGGCGTAGGTGATCTGCGTGGGGGCCTGCTGGTTAAAGGTCGCCGGGGACCACGGGCCGAGCCAGCCCGAGGTGTTGGCGGCGATCGAGCCCGTCTCGGTGGTCGCCGGAAGCACCTGGTTGATCGAGCCCACCAGGTCGCCGACCAGGGCCTGCCACACGCCGGCCGCGGTCGCGCCGCAGGCAAAGGCGAGGATCACGCTGCCGGGGGTCGGGTTGGGGATCTGCACGCCGCCCTGGCCGGACCAGGCGGTGATCGCGCTCGGTGAGCCCAGGTCGTAGCCCGGCGAGGCGGCGGTCACCCACAGCCCACCGGACAGCGCCGCAAGGTTGAGGGGGATCGGCTGGAGGGTGACCCGTGGTCCGACTGGCATGTCAGGCTCCCGTCACGAGGACGTAGTTGCAGGTGAACTCGGTGCGGCGGTCGGCCGGGTCGAACGGCAGCGGGGACGGGCCACTGCCCGACCGGTTGGCGGCCAGCAGCCACACGCCGTCTACCTGCACCGGGAACAGCGCGCGGGTGATCAGCCGGTCCATGAGCTGGGCCTGCTCCTCGGCCTCCAGCGGGGAGTCAGCCGGGCCGCGCACCCGGATCTGGAATGCGGAGGCGTCGGAGGCGGGCTCCTCGGTGGTGAACCCGGGGCCACCGCCACCGGTGATGATCACGGCGCGCTCGGGCTCGTCCGGCACGTAGGGACCGGGGAACACCGGGTAACCCAGCTCCTGCCGGGTGTCCCAGCCCTGCTCGGACAGCCAGTCGATAACCACCTGGGTGAGCGCGGTCATGCGCGCCTCGCCGGTGGCAGGCCCATCCGGCCGCGGACGGTGTTGTGCCAGTAGATCCAGCCCTTGAGGTTCTGCATGCCCGGCCGGTCCAGCCGCAGCGCGGCCTTGACGCGCAGCTCGGCCTGGGTGAGCCGGTGCCGCTTGGGCGGCCGGTCGTAGACCAGCTCGCTACCGCGGCGCACCTCGGGGTGCCCGGAGTGCATCAGGTCGCCGAACTCCCACGGCGCGGCCAGCTCGGCCGCGTCGGACAGGTGCTCCATCGACCGCTCCATCTCGCGCTGGCCGCCGTCATCGAGGACGGTGTGCGCGATCACCGTGAGGTAGTCCCGGTAGTGGTCGAACAGCGGGCGCTCCAGGTACTTGGGGCCGCCGCCGCGCGGGTGGTGCAGGTCCAGCCGCTCGTGCTGGTAGTGGGCGTAGACCTGATCGACCGTCACGCTGCCGTGCAGGCCGCCCTTGCCCGCGCCGGTGCGGTGGATCAGCTCCTCGATCCGGTCGTGGAAGGTCGAGACAGGCATCAGTACGGCCCCCAGTCATCGAGCAGCCGGGAGCGGCCGAGCATGTCGGGCGGGGTGCTCGGCATCAGGTAGCCGGTGGAGGGGTCGTAGCGGGTGTTGCTGTCGTCGGGGGTGAAGATGTTGGGAATCTGGTTGATCACCCTGGCAGCGGGGGCCAGCTCCTCCTCGGCTCCGACGGTGCCGGGCGCGGCGAAGTCCACGCTGATCACGCCCTGGCGGATGTCATCGAGCACCTTGGTCGCCGCGGTGTACCGCAAGACGATCGGGTGGTTCGGCCCCATCTCCTTCTGCTTGCTGTAGTAGGTGGTCGCCCACCAGGCAGCCAGGTCCAGGGTCAGGTCCGCGATCATCGGCGGGAACGTGTCCGCGCTCGGGTCGTACACCTCGCCGGTGTAGGCGGTCACCCGGCCGGTCGCCGCGCGCAGCGCCAGGCCGAGCTGCTCGTCCGAGAGCTGGGCAGCGGTGCCCGTGCCGGCGTCGGTGCTGTCGAGCACCAGGCGCAGGTCATCGGTGGTCGCGTAGTAGACCGCTGCCGGGGTGGTCAAACGTCCTCCTCCACGGGCTCCACGTCCTCCGAGCCGCCGATCATCTGGCTGGCGAGGGGCTCCAGCGCGGCACCGTAGGCGGCCTCCAGCGCCGAGCCCGCGGGGACGTCCACGACGGTGCCGGCGGGCACGTGGGTGACCACGCCGTCCCAGGACACGTTGACGTCCTGGGTGACCATCCGCGGGTTTGCAGCCATGCCGGCCTCCTAGTTGTGCAGGCCGGCGTGGCCCACCGTGTCCTGCCCGTCCACGAACGGGCGCAGGTTGCCGGCCCCGATCAGCGCGTACAGCGGGCCAGCCGGGTCGAGCATGATCACCTGGTTGGGGATCAGGGTGATCGGCATCAGCGGGCCACCCGTGGTAGGTGCGGACCCGAACCCGGCCGCGCCGCCCGTGCCGGGCTCGCCCGCCACGACGGTCGCCGCAGCACCAGGCGGCACTACCACCTGGGTGGTCACCACGTAGCGGTTGAGGGCCATGATCAGAATCCGTAGGGTGCGGCGGGCAGGATGACGTCGCCCGCGTAGGTGGGGTTGATGGCGAGCTGGCCGAACGTCGCGCCGGTCAGGTGGCCGCGGACGGCGGCGCTGACCGGGATCGAGGTGGCCGAGCCGGTGGCCGTGACGGTCAGCACCTCGGTGAGCTGGCCGGTGTCGTAGAGGACCAGCATCCCCGCGGTGAAGCTCGCGCCGCCCGACGCCACGGTGATCGCTGTCCCGCCCGCTGCCAGCGCGCCGCTCGCGGTGCCGGTGGGGGCCACCGGGGACAGCGTGTAGTACCACTCGCACGCCGAGCAGCGGTAGCTGGTCGCGCCGTCGATCGCCACGAACCGCCGCGGCAGGTGGCAGCGCGGGCAGGTCAGTATGAGCGCCTGCGGGACGGCGACGGCCATTGGTTACCTCGCTCCTGCTCGTGCAGGCGCACGTGCAGCACGGGCAGCGCGCGGCGGGATGTCCTCCGCGTCCACCTCGGCGGGCACGCCCTGCCCGGCTGTCTCGTCACCGGGCGCGGGCTCGTTCGCCTCGGGCGGCTCCAGCACCTGGACGGTGGAGCTGCCGGGCGGGTCCGGCCGTGCGCCCTGCGGCGGGCCTGGCCTGCCGATCACCTGGCCGGTGCGCGGGTTGACCGCGATGCCGAACAGTTGCTTGGGGTGGACGCGCGGCAGCGGGTCGCCGGACTCCTTGGCCGGGCGGATCATCGCCATCGCCCGGCGTGGCGGCCGGAACAGGTCGGCGGTGTCATCGTCCAGCTCGACCGTTTCGCCGGCCATCACCAGGTCGCACTCCTTGTTGGCGTCACCCTTGCGGGGCACCGAGAGGTTGACCACTGCCTGGTAGAGAGACATCACACCCCCGACAGCAGGACGATCGCCAGGGGCTGGTCCAGCCCGAGGGCGGCTGCCCGCTGAGTGTCGGACCGGAACGTCTTGCGGGGCTCGTCCCGGTAGAGGGGGCCTGCCATGAACGGCAGCTCGTCCGCGTAGAACCCGCAGCGGTTGCGCTGCATGACGATCGCGTTGCCCGCGGGGATCTGGCGGCTGACCATCACATCGAGGGTGAGGATCTTCTGCGGGAGCGTGCCGGTGTAGAGCAGGTTCTCGCTGGCGATGTCACCCACGTAGGGAGCCGCGAACGTGTTGCTTTGCAGCAGCGTGTTCTTGGTCCCGTGGTTGATGATCAAGGTGTCGGCCTCAAAGCCGAGCCACTGCGTCAGCCCCGACGGGGAGAACGTGGCGGCGTTCTCCACCAGGTAGCACGCCTGTGCCAGGTCGGCCCGGATCGTCGCGCCCGCGCTCGCCCAGGTGTTGGCGACGGCGAGGGTCTGGATCGAGGCGTTGGCCACCACCGCGCTGTAAAAGGCGGTGTTCCACGAGTAGACCATCGTGTTCTTGACCTGGAGGAGCTGCCTCGTCACCGGGTCGATGGTCTGCCGGCGGCGCATCTCGTCCGACACCATGATCGCCATCGCGCGCTCGTGGCTGAACACCACGCGCGGGATGCCGATGGACGTCGGCACGATCGGCACCTCGGCGAACTCGGCGCGGATCTCGGGGAAGTCATCGGCGTAGAGCGGAGTGGATTCGGCGTACCGGACCGCGCCGCTCGGGGTGTTCCCGCCATCGCGCAGCACAGAGTCGATCACGAACTCGTTCTGCGTGATGTCGAGAATGAGCTGCGGAATGACCAGCGGGTCTTTCAGCAGCTCGTTGACGGTAACTCTCGGGCCATCGCTGTACCCGCGTGCGGCGACCGGCATCGGTCAGCTCCTCTCAGAAGATCCTGGCCCGGCCCAGGAAGAACGACGATGCTCCGATGCCGCCGATCGGCTGGGTGAGCTGGCCGGCAGCCACGCCTCCGGGGTGTGTGCAGCGGCCGATAACCTGGCCGAACGTGCCCGCGCCGACCGTGACCACGGTGCCGTTGGCCCCGGCGATCAGCAGCGTGCCCGGGACCACCGCGCCGGCGTACCAGACCCAAATGTCAACGGGGCCGTGGTAGACGGCGGTGAAGTCATCGAGCACCGAGATGTCAAGCTGCGGCTCGCCGTAGGTGTTGGTTGGCGGCGGGATCTGGCTGGCCAGCACGTTGGCGTCCTTGGCCGCCACGCCCAGCACGTTGCTCGACCCAGCCGCGCAGGGCTTCACCGTCAAGTCGGTGGTGCCTGCGGTCTGCGTCGTGTTCTCGACAAGCTGGCCGCCGAAAGTCAGCGCGCTGACCTGGTAGCTAGCCGGTCCCTGCTTGTAGTGCGGGAGAACCGCGGTCACGGCTGAACCTCCTAGTTGCTGTTGGTCACGGCGGTTGCCTCGCCGAGGGTGTCTCGGAACGCGGTCACCCGGGCGGTGCCACCCGCCGTGGTGACCGCGCTCAGCTCAGCGGCGGACAGCTCGACCACCGTCCCGGCGACCAGGGTGCGGGCCGGGTTGGGGCCGGACGCGGGGATGGTCACCGTCTTGGTGATCACCTGGCGGGCCATCACTGGGTCCTGATCTGGAACAGTTGCGCCCTGGCCCGCCGCAGCACGTCGTTGCGGGCCTCCTCGGCGGCGGTGTCACCCTCGGGCTCGTCCATCTCCGAGCCCAGCTCCACGCCGATGCCGAGCTGCTGGCCGAGCTTCTGGTACTCGGCGAGGATGCGGCGGACGATCTGCCCGGCGTCCACGCTCTTGCCGTTGGCCAGGTCCACCACGTGGCCTGCGCCCTCCAGCAGCGGCTGCGCCAGGTCGGCGATGAACGGCGGGGTGCCCGCGCCGACCAGCTTGCGGCGCTCGTTCTGCCACCGCTCGTTGTCGAGCTGGGCGGTGATGATGCCGAGCTGCCGGGCGTTCTCGTCCACGCCGGCCTGGGCCAGCTCGATCGCCATCGCGGTGCCGTCGGCCGGGTTGGACAGGCCCGCTCCTGCTGTAGCGGGGGCTCCCTGCTGTTGCTGGCCGCCCTCCTGCGCGTCCAGCTCGGCCTCCAGCGCGGCCAGATCCTCGTCAGACATGGCGTCAATCGCGGCGGCGATCTGGTCCAGCTCGGCGTCCTCGTCACCGGCCGGCGGGGCCGGGGGCGTAGCCGGGTCGCCGTTCAGCGCGCCCGCCGCACCTTGGGTGATCCCGGTGCCGCCGCCCGCCTCCAGCAGCGCGGCCAGCTTGTCCGGGTCAAGATCGAGCAGCTTGGCCAGCTTGTCCTGCTGGTCTGCGGTCAGCTCTGGCATGACATCTCCTGTGAATTGGGCACCGGACAGGTCGAAAGTGATCGACACGTCATTGGCTGCGGCGACGGCTTCCCAGCCGCCCATGCCGGGGATTCGGGGGTCGAGCGTGCAGAGCACGTGCTGCACCGCGCGGGGGAAGAACTTGCCGTCGGACCGGTCGAACTGCTCCACGATCCGGGCGGATACGCCGACGCCGGGGTTATCCTCCAGCACCGCCTGCCCCCTGCTGGTGGGCACCACCTCGATGTAGAGCCCGTCATCGCCGAGGGTCATGTCTGTGATCTGGCCCCCGGTGCGCTCCACGTCGTTGGTGTGCTTGTTGTCCGCACCGGCGAGCTGGAATGGCACCTGGTCGTAGGCGCTGGCCTTGAAGCTGTTCACCAGGTCGGCCAGGTAGCCGCGGGTGAACTTGAGCACCCGGCCCTGGTAGTTGATCTCCCCGATGGGCAGCAGCCGCTTCCGCCACCGGCCGCCGGCCTGCTTGGCCTTGGCCCCGGTGAACGGGGTGAGGACTGCGATGCTCACGAGCTGGCCTTGGCCGCCATGTTCTCGGCCCGCTTGGCGAACGCGAGCGCCCGGTCTGGCGGGAAGCCGCGGGCGATCAGCTTCTTGCGGATCGCCTCACCCTTGGCCCCGAGCCCGTTGCTGTTGCCGCTGTCGCCGTTGGCCCCGCTGGTGGTCCGCGGCCCGTCCCCGCTGCCGTTGGACGGCGTGGCCAGCGCGCGGATCGCCGGGATGCCGAGCCGGCGCATCAGGTCAGACTGCGCGGGCGGCGGCTGGAGCGGCTCACCGCGGACCACGCGGTCAGCGGTGGGCCGGTGCTGCGGGGTGAGCGCGCCGCGGTTGTGGACGCCGATCAGCTCCAGCAGCGCGCCGCGCTGGCGGGCGTGCGGCTGGTAGTCCTGGCCAGCCCGGGAGGCTCGCCACCCACCGTCATCGCCGTGCCGGATGCGGCCGATCTCGCCGCCGCCGCGGCGGTGCCGGACCACGGCCGAGCCGTCCTCGGGATCGCGGCTGATCACCAGGTCGTAGGGGCTGGTGACGGGCAGGATCGTGTCCACGGTGAACTCCAGGGCTGGGCCGGTGTTGGACGCGGCCCACGACTGCTTGAGGGCCTTGGACTTGCCGAACCGGGAGGCGGTGCGGCGCAACAGCCGGGCCACCGCGGCCCGCCGTGCCGGGGACTTCACCCGGCCGATCGCCTGGCGGGCCTTGTCCCACTGCCGCGGGGAAGTGACCGGGAACCCGTGCGGGGCTCCGGGGCTCGGCGGTGCGATGGCCAGGCCGCGCTTGAATGCGGACGCCCGGCCGCCCTTTGTCTCCGACGCCGGCCCCTTGGCGAGCAGGATCTCCAGCAGCGGGTGCCCGTTGCTGAGCCGCCAGGCACCCTCGCCCTTGACGATCTCGCTGCCCTGCACGGCTGAGGCGGCGGCCTTGCGCACGTGGGTGATCTCGGCGGCCAGGCCGCCTTTCATCAGCACCTTGCCGATGTTGTGGTCGTAAACGCCGCGGACCGTGGTGCCGCTCGGGGTGCGCCCTTCCACCACCTGCTTGTGCAGGCTGACGGCGTTGCCGCGGGCCAGCCAGTTGCGCTTGGCGGTCGCTGATGCTGTGTCGTGGGCCTTGGCGCTGGCCGCTGCTTTGGTGGCGGCAGACCAGTGGTCGCCGTCACCGCCTCGGTGGCCTGCGTCCCACGCCGCCCAGTCCAGGTCGATCACCCTGGAGGACGTCACATCCCCGCCTCCGGTCGCCATTCAGGGACCGGCGCACGCGGGGACTTGCGCGCCGACTCGTCTAGCTCGGCATGCTACGCGCTGTTTTCGTGGTGCGGAAAGGGCAGGGCGAGAATTGAGTGCCTGTAAGTACAGGTGAGGACTGTAAGTACAGGTGTCCTATTCGTCTTGCAGCGGGATCTCGGGCGGCGGTGCGATGCCCTTGGCCGCCATCGCGCTGGACATACCGGAGTAGTCCGTTGCGAGGTTGGCATAGACGCTGTAGAGGAGGGTGATGAACACGCCAACCACCAGCCAAAAGTCCTGATGCCAGAAGAACAGCCAGACGATCACCGGGAAGTTCAGCAGCCAGTAGAGGACGCCGATCCGGTGGACGTGGAACTGGGTGTCGGGGTCTGTCTCCAGCTTGGCCACGGTGGCGCGGCGCTGCTCCAGGGTCGGGATGCGCGGCTTGACCAGCATCTGGTAGGCCACGCTGATCAGCGCCACGCCGGCGATGCAGGCGACCACCAGGCCCGCGGTGCGCCCGGCGTCCTTGTCGGTGACCGCGGCGGCGACCAGGAACCCCAGCAGCGCGTAGCGCAGCCAGTGGGTCCTGATCACCGCCCGGACGGTGGACGGGCGCTCAGCCGATGGGCTGGCCATCGTTCATCTGCTCGGCGATCCCGGGCTCGGGGTCCTCGGGCTCGGGGTCCTGAATGGCGACCGCCTCGCGGTGCCACTCACCAGGCCCGGCCCACTGGACCGTGCCGTCATCTGTGGTCGTTGCCATCGCCTTGATCCGCTCCTCAACATGCGGGGGCCAGTAGCCGTTGCCGGTGGCGAAATGGTAGGCACCGCCGATCGCGCGGGTGTAGGCCCCAACCTTCTCAACGTCCTCGGGGGTGTCGAGTATTGCCACCGGGTCGATGTCAATCCGGCCCATGTCGTCATCGTGAAAGACGCCCAGGTGGAACGTCTCACGCTCCAGCGCCGGGCGGAACTCAGCGAGCGCCCGGTCCATCGCCGCGTTGAACTCTGCCTCGGTGGCGTGCTCGGGCACGCTGATGGTGTGCATGCCGCGCGGCTTGACGCTGATCGCGTACTTGTCGGCGTTGTGGGCCAGGAACTCGCCGCTGTGGCTGTCGATCGTGGCCCCGCCCCAGCTCTGTTGCGCCTCGGTGAACGCGCGGTGCTTGATCTCGGCCCAGTGCTGGTCCATGCCGGTGATCGGTGAGGCGTCCCTCTTGCTGCGGTCGATCCAGGCGTTGCCGAGCGCGGCCAGGTGCTGGAACTCAGCCGAGGACACCGGGCGGCTGTTGCCGCGGTTGCCCTCCTCGCCGATCTCGGGATAGTGCCGGTGCGCCGGCCCGGGGGTCGGGCCGAGCTGCGGGGTGACGGCGTGCTCGGCACCGGTGCCGGGGATCTTGGTCCACCGGCCCTTGTCGTCGCGGAGCTGGAAGGGGTTGAACACCAGCTCGATCAGGTTGGCGATTACGTCGCCGGCGTGGTCGGCGGTCAGTGGCGGGTCCGCGCTGCCGTGCGCGAGCACCGCGCCGGGCGGGCCGAGCGGCCCGGAATAGTCAGGCGGGAGCCGGACGGTCATGCTGCCTCCTGCCACCGTTTCTTGAGATGGCTCATGATGTAGTCCCCCCACCACTTGGCTGGCGGCCGGGGGTGGCTGGACATCGTGTATTCCTTCCACAGCTCGGCCTCAAGCTCCAGCGGGTCGGTGACCGCGTAGGCCGACACCTGCCGCTTGATCGTGTCCTCGTGCTCGATCACCCAGGAGCCTGGGTCGGGGGTCTGGCGGCCTGAGATCGGGTCCTTGAAGGTGTCCGGGGGCTTGACGCCGAGCACCTTGGCCAGGCCGGCCCAGGAGTCGTTGAGGGCCTGCTGCGGGATGCGGTCAACCACCACGTGGCCCATCTCGTGCGCCACCGTGGTGTCCGCCAGGTTGTACTGCGGATCGCTGGGCGTCCACCAGCCGCGGGCCTCTACCCGTTTCTTCTCGCGGTCGGACCAGCCACCGGTGAGGACGTTGCTCACGTTCGGCGACACCTCGATCTGGTCGCCGCCTTGGGTGAGCGTGACGCCCATCACGCCCTTGTTGCCCTCGTACCCCTCGGGCTTCTCGATGCGGATCACCTGGTGCCCGGCGATCTTGGGGATGAACCTGGACTGGAGATCGAGGCTGTGCTGGATCTCGGCGATGGCCGCCTGGGCCTGCGCCGGCGGCGGGATCATCCCGGGCAGCACCATCGACACGTCGCCGTAGTGGCGGCCCGCGGCTGGTGCGGGCACAGCCGGGGGAGCTGGCGCTAGCGGTGCTGGCAGCGGCGTGGGCTCGGGTGCCGGGGGAGCTGGAGCTGGCCGCGGGCGGGGAGCCCGTACTGTCGCCTTGTCCTTGCGGACCACCAGGACACCGGCGTTCGGCTTGGCATCGTCCTCGTAGATCGCCGGGCCGTTGGGGTCGCGCACCACGATGTGGACCCGCTTGCCCCGGTGCCGGACCGACGTCACCTCCATCATGAACGGGCCGATGCCCAGCCGCCCGAACTTGATCCAGTCGCCGCGCTTGAGCGTGGTGGCCCTGGCCCTGACCGGCTCCTGCTGCGTCACCCAGTCGGGCGGCCGGTCGATGCTGCCCTCCTCGTAGCCCGTATCCCTCATCACCACCTGGCGATCTTGGACGTGCGCCATCGCCCAGTCGCCGTAGAACTTGGCCGCGGGCCGCGGGTGGCTGGAGGTGGTGTATTCACACCACAGCTCGGCCTGCATCTCGGCGAAATTGGTGGTGCTGTACTCCGAGATGTGCGGGGTGATCTCCTCGGCGTAGCCGACGGTCCAGCTCGGGTCGGTGCGCCACTGCCGGGTCACCGGGTCCAGCGTCCGGCCTGGCGGGGGGATACCCATGATCTTGGCCAACTCGGGCCACATCGCGTCCATCTCGGCGGGGTCGATGTGGTCGGCCACGACGTGCCCCACCTCGTGAGACACGGTGCGGTCGGCGAGGCTGACGCCCGGGTCTGACGGCACCCACCACTGCTTTTTGATCTCCGCGGCCAGCTCCTCCTTGGAGTGGCCGCCGTTGAGCGCGTCAGCGGCGATTGGGGCTATGTCGATGATGTCCCCGTTGGCCAGGGTCACGCCGAACGTCAGCTCGTTGGCATCAGGGATGTGCTGCCGTATCTCCACGTCCTGGCCTGCGGCGATGTGCGGCACATACTTGGCCTGCCGATCCAGCCCGGCCTGGATCTCGGCGGTAGCAGCGCGCACCTGCTCCTCGCTGGCGAACCCGCGGGGCAGGGTGCTGTGGACGCCGGGGTGCGGCTGGTCGAACACCTGCTGCGCGCCGGGCGCGAACCCGGGGAACGCCTCGCCGGCGACCTTGCCGATCTTGTGGAACGCCGAGCCCAGCGAGGGCTCGGCCCCTCCGGTGCCCTTGATCCACTTGCCACCAGGCCCGCGGGCCTCGTGCATCCAGGCGTCGTGCCAGGCGAGCAGGAGGATCTGCTCGGCGATCCCCGCACCCTCCACCAGCTTGGTGTTGCCGAGCCCGCGCCCGCCGACGCCCATGCCCAGCGCGAACCGCTTGGCGTACTCCACCGCGAGATGCACGGGCAGGTCGATCCGCTGCACCTCAACCTGGCTGGACGGCCACTGCCCATTGGCGATCTTGAGTGCGGCGTCCGCGGCCTGCCGGTGGTGGCCGTCCAAGATGTAGTTCTCCCGGGTGGCCCACAGCGGCTCGGACAGCATGTGGAGGACTTTGGGGTTGCCTGCCCTGGCGGCGCGGTAGATCCCGGCCACGCTGGTGGCGGTGAGCTGGGTCTGCGTGGCGCGCAGCTCGGACACCGGCACCTGCTCGTTGGTGACCTGGATTCCGTCGGTGTGGAGCTGGCGGCGGAACTCAGGGTCCAGCTCGATGAACCGGTTGGCCCCGCCGGCCAGGACGGCGGCCTCACTGCCTGGCTGGGCCGGACCGGAGAGCTGCGGCATGTCCTGCCGCGGAGTGCCGATCGTCTGCTCGTTGAACAGCCGGGTGCCCTTGACGCTGATGTTGGCCAGGTCCCACTTGGGCTCTGCGCCGGTGCGCTTCATCTCGGCATCGCCCTGGCGGTTGATCTCGTCCATCAGGCCGGGCACCTCGTGGACGCCGTTGAGCCGGACGTGCTGCCCCGCGGCCATCAGCTCGACCGCGCGCTTCATGTCGCCGCGGACGTCGATCGGGTCGGCGGCGGTGCCTGCCGCTACTCCTTCCGGCCTGCCGGGCCGGTTCAGCGCCTCGTGCCCGGCAGCCGGTGTCATCGAGGGCCGGTAGACGTCCTCGCCGGCGAACCGGCCGCGGTAGGCGTGGCTCTCCGGGCCGGCCGCGCCGGGCAGGCTCTCGCCGTGGGTCCACCGGCCGCGGGTGTCCCGCATCTCGTGCTGCCAGAACGCGAGCAGGATCTGCTCAGCTATTCCCGGGCTGCCCACCGGCACCTGCCGCTACAGCCTGGTCCACCAGCATGGTGGCCCCGCGCACCGCCTTGACCGGATCTTTCACGCCGGCCTGCTGGAGCCACGCGGCCATCGCGCCGATCGCCTGCACCCTGATCGCCGGGTCCAGCATCTAGCTCAGCTTCGCAATCATGTCCACCAGCTCCTGAATGAGAGGGGGGCCAGCTCCTGCGGCGAGCGCGGGGACGGCGGGCAGGCCGACCGCGAGCAGCAGGCACGCGATCACCGTGCCGCCGACGATGATCCCGGCGTGGATGGCGAACGCCTTGCGGCGGCGCTTCCGGTCCTCCTCTGTCTCGGCCTCGGCCCGCTGGTCGTGCTCCTTGCGCACCTGCGCCAGCACGCCCTTGGTGTGGGTGATGATCCGCTGCTCGGCGTCCTCCTTGGTCACCGCCTTGGCCTGGATCTGAGCGATCTGCGCCATGAACTCGTGGCGCTGGGCCTCCAGCCGCACCTCCAGCTCGTGCTGGGTGATGTGCGCCTCGCCGGTGATCTGCTCGCGGTAGCCGGACACCTGGGCGACCATGCCGCTGCCGTACCTGGCGATCTGCTTGGGGGCCTTGTCGCCGCGCGGCAGGGTGGCGAACCGCGGGGCCGGGGTCGCTGGCTTAGGCCCGCTGCCGCCCTTGATCCACTGCCCTTTTGGGCCGCGTGTCTCATGCAGCCACGCCGCCGCCGCTCCCATCCCCTCGGCCAGCTCGACCGCCGTGCCGGGCTCGTTGGCCAGGCGGGCCTGCGCGAGCTGCCCGCGGAGCGTGGCGATCTGCGCCCGCACTGAGGCGATCTTGGCGCGCAGCGCCGCCCGGCTCGCCGAGCTGGTGCTGGCCTTTTTGGCGGTGCTCGCCGTCTTGCTGCTGGCCTTGGCGGCGGTGGACGTCTTTTTGGCCGCGGCGGCCTTGGTGGACGCCTTGCTCGCGGCTGTCTTGGTGGCCCCGGATGCGGTGGTGCCACGGGCGGCGGCGAGCTGGGACCGCAGCGTGGCCAGCTCGGACCGCAGGCCGGTGATCTGCGCGCGGATCTTGGCCACCGCCTGGCGGTCGCCAGCCTTGTCCTTGCGGGCGGCGACCTGCTGGGCCTCGCGCTTGCGCTGGGCCTGTGCCTGAGAGCCAGCTCCCTGCTGAGTAGCGAACCGGCCCCCAGGCCCGTGGTAGGGATTGTAGAAATCCAGCGTCCGGGTGGCCAGCCCGAGCACGGCATCAAGATCATCCCAGTCCGGGCTCGCGCCGGTGGCCAGCTCGATCAGCGTCTCGGCGATCTCCCACGGCTCCCCGGTGTTGGTGATCGACTCGGTGACGCTGCCAACGCCGAGCAGGTCGCCGGCCTTGTGCAGGTGACTGGCCACCCGGCCAGCGCCGTGCTGCATCTCGTGCAGCCGCTTCATCAGCTTGGTGTTCCACGCCACCCGCTCGACCGCATCCCTGACCAGCCCGTGGCCGCCGCTCTCCTTGGGCGCGGTCAGGTGGTCCCGTGTCTCCCGGTAGTGCCGGGCGCTCGTCTCCAGCGGCATGCCCGCACCTGCGGCTGCGGCCTCGGTGGCCCCGCCTAGCCACTCGCCGCCCTTGCCGCGCTTCTCCAGCGGGTTGAACGCCAGCTCCAGCGCGCCGGTGCTGCTGGAGTGGGCGTGGGCGCGGGCCTGGCGGGCAAGCTCGCTCGCCTCGGCCCGGCCGGCGGCAGCCCGCACCTCGGGATGCACGTGGCCGCCGCCGCGCATCCACTTGCGGATCGCGCCGCGGGCGATGGCGTAAGCCTTACCCGGCTCCATGCCGCGCTTTTCGATCAGCGCCTTGACGATCTGCTGGAGATAGTCGGTGTGGCCCATGCCCTTGACGTCGTATAGGCCCGGACCACCGGGGCGTCCCCGGGGAGCGGGAGTCCGCTCCAGCATCGCGGTCCGGGCCGACAGCAGGATGCCTCCGCTGCTGTTGGACAGTGAGGCGTTGAGCTGCGCCTTGGTCGGTGCCCCTCCGGGCGGCCCCTGCACCGGCACCGGCTGGTCCGAGCCGCGCTGCTCCACGCTGGCCGGGCTGGAGCCGCTGCCGTTGCTGCCGGGCGGCTGCGGCGGCACGGACCCGTTGCCACCGGGGGCCTGCTGCTGTTTGGCGGCCTGCTGGGCCTGCTGCCGGGCCTTGACCGCATCGCGGAGCTGGTTGTTGCGGGCGTGCGCGTCCTCGATGTCCTGCACCGCCAGGCGGTGCCGGTGGACCTGCCCCATGTGGTGCTTGGCGAGCGCGTGCCCCTCGTCATCCTTGATCCCGTGCCGGACCAGGTTGCGCGGGGTGAGCACCTCCATCGCGGCATCGAGGTGCCGTTTCGCGCCCTCGGTCGAGCCGTGCTCCAGCACCTTGGCGGCATCGCGGACGTGCGCGCCGGCCACCGTCTCGGGGTGATCACCGTCGATGGTGTTGGCGGTCGCGCGCATCTGCCGAGCAGCGGTTTGCTTCATCGGCGTGAGCGCGACTGGACGCGCCATTCCCCGCCTCCAGGCAGTGCGCTGGGCGGGGAAGCCAGCTAGGAGCTACTGATGCCGAACAGGCCCAGTATGCCCCGCCAGAGGCGGGTCAGGAAGGGACCGACGGGTCTGCACCGCCGTTGCCGGTCACCGTGGTGGTGCCGTCGCCACCGCCCGCGTCCGGTGTCACCGGGCCGTCAGTCGGCGTGGTGCCGCCGTTGCCCGTGGTGCCGTTGCCGGTGGCCGGCGGCTGCGCGGTGGGGTCCGGGGCCGGCCCGGGGTCAGGCACCGGCGCGATCGGGGCCGCTGGCACCGTCTGGCTGACCACGCCCTGCATCGTGGTGTCGGCACCCTGGAGGCTGGCCAGCGCGGTGTTGGCCGCGGTGAAGTCCAGCGGCTGGTTGGCGGCCTGCGCAGCCTGCGCCTGGGTGATCCAGTTGCCCAGCACCGTCGCGGCGCTGTTCACATGGTCGGCTACCGCCTGCATCGCGGAGCCAAGATCGTTGAGCTGCGCCTGCTCGGCGGCAAAGTCGGTCATGTCCTGTTCCTTTAGGTCGGCAATCGCGGCGAGGATCTCGCGCTTCATCTCTGCCAGGGCTGCCGGGAGCACCTGGTCGGCCGTCACCACGCTAGGCGGGGTGGTGGACAGGTCGATGATCAGGAACTGATCGCCGCTGGCGTCGGTCACGGGCACCGACGCTAGCACCGCCGACCAGCGCCGCGCCAGGGAACGGCGGGCCTGGCTCGCACCTGCATGACGGGTGGACGGCTCCGGGGTAACCGATCGGCGGCATCTGGTCGGCGCGGAAGTTGCGCCCGTTGGCCAGCCAGCACTCCAGGCTCGTCTTGGCGTCGATGTGGGCGTACCAGCCGAGCAGCAGCCCGTGCTCGCTGGCGGCGTTGTCCACCGCGGCGGCGGCGTTCTCGCGTGCCCAGTTGGCGGCCAGGTGCTGGCCGTAGTAGCGGGCCTCCCGTGCTATCCCCCGGGTGAGCGCATCGCCGAGCGGCTCGCCGTGGGCCTGCGCCTGCGCCAGGTCGGTGGTGATCCGCCTGGCTGCGGCGATCACGAACTGCACCCGGCGCATCAGGTTCAGCCGGGCCACCGTGGCGGTCGCCGGGCCGTAGAACCCGGCCGGGGCCGGGGTCATGCGGAACACCACCCGCAGCGCGGCCTCCATCGCCTCGCGGCGGATCTTGAGGTAGGCCAGCAGCGGGATCAGGGTGGCCATCGCGCCGGACACCAGCGCGCCGCCGGCGAGTATCGCGGCGAGGGCGTTGGCCAGCCGCTGCTGCGGTGACTGCTGAGGTGGCGGCTGCTGCGGTGGCGGTGTGGTCACTTGGCCGGCGGCTCGGGCAGCGGCACATCCACGGTCGCCTTGCCGCCCTGGATCGGGGTGAGCGCGGTCTGGATCGGCAGCAGGTCCGGCCGGTGGGTGTGCGGTGCCAGGTAGGCCGCGGCGGTGTGCATCAGCCAGGCCACGCCCATCGGCAGGAACGCCAGCAGCGGGCCGGGGATGCCGTCGTGCCAGGCCGGTATCCAGTACGTCAGGCCCCACACGATCAGGCCGGTGATGATGCCGGCCCAGCTCCCGATGGCGACCTTGGTTTCGACCAGGCTGTTGGGCGGCAGGAGGCTGCCGAGCGGATCGGGTGCGGTCATGCCATCCTCCCCGGAGGTGGGGTCATCGGCGGCCCGCCAGGTGGCCGCGGCGGCTGGGCCTGCTGGCCGAGCCCGGGAGCTGGCGGGGTTGTGGGCAGGCCGCCGCCAGGGCGAGGCGGCGGCCCGCCGGCACGGGCGGCGGCTGCCTGGGCCATGCCCAGGCCCGCAGACGCCATCCCGTTGAGCGCGCCGAGAGTCCCGGCCGCCTGCTGCGGCATGCCGGGCGGCGCGCTAGCCATGAGCTGCTCGGCGCGCTGGTTGGCGGTGGACACCAGCGCCTGGTGTACCTGGTCCACATCGAGCTGGAGGATGGACGCCATCCGCTCGGTGATCAGGTCGAGCACGGTCAGGGGGATGTGCAGCGCCGGTGCGGCGCAGAGCTGGCCGAACAGCGTGAGGAGCGCCTGGATCTGCTCGTCTTGCAGCGGGCCGAACTTCCACGTCGGGTAGGCGGCGTTCACGCCGTAGTTGAGCATGATCAGCGGCCGGATCACGTCGTAGCTGATCGACTCGGCCATCTCCTTGGCCACCGCCTGGCGGCTCTTGAGGTAGAACGACGATTGATCCTGGCTGAGCGCGTAGGAGCCCCTGCCCCCGGTAGCCGAACCGGTGAGCGCCATGAACCCAGCCAGGACGCTGTGAGTCTGCCAGCTCTCCAGCCAGCCCATCGCGGTCTGGAAGAACTCCCCGCCGTTGCTCGCGCCCTGGAGCACGTCGAACGCCTTCTGCCCCGTCTCCGGGTGGACCAGGCCGACCACGCCACTGCTCTTGAGCGAGGCGATGTCATCGGCGCGGGTGTTGGCCTCGGTGGGGTCGTTGCCGTAGACGATCGTGCGCGGCAGGGCGGTGTTCTCTAGGAAGTTGTACCAGAGAAAAAGGAGCTTCATCTTGGTCTGGTAGCACCAGTAGCTGATGTCCATTTCTGAGACACCGCTCATTGGCTCGCGGTGCTTGCCATTCACGTGGACAAAGGACCGGATCTGCGGGATGTCCACATAACCGGGCACCTGCTGGTGCTTGCTGATCGTGTTGAGCTGGCCGCCAAACAGCCACACCTGCTGCCGGAACCCATTCTTGGCACCGGTGCGGGCGCGATAGCGCGCCTGGCATGTCGCCGTCGGCCGGTAGGCGATCTTGTCATAGATCACCCGGCCGTCGGCATCGCGGATCTTCCAGACCTTCTCAAAAAACGACTTGCGGTAAATCTGCGCGCTGGTGATCTGCCCGACGATCTCCGATATGGGCGTCTGCATTCCGCCCTCGGTGTCGGGGGTCATCAGCACCGACTGCACGAACTCGGCCTCGCCCTTGTCGTCTTTGGCCGGCACAATCGAGTAGTCCGCCTCGCGGATAGGCAGGGTGAGCACCATCTCGACCGCGGAGCAGATCCCGTCCCGGCGAAACATCGCTTTCATGTCCCGGGTGGTCCACTCGCCGTAGTCGAATACGTCGCCCGCGCCGAAGTAGCCGAACAGCCGCTGCCCCATGTCGAACTGGGTGCCCAGCTCCTGGCCGAGCAGGTCCCGACGGGTCGCCTTTTTCAGGTCGGGGAATTGCAGGAGCCGCGCGGGCTCGCGCTCTGCCGCCGCCGCCATGATCACCGCCATGCTCGGACGTTGGCCCTCTCGGGCTGCCGGTCACCTGCCTGGGTGTCATCGGCGGGGGCGAAGCTGTCCAGGCTCCAATCGGTCCTAGCGTAGGCCCCGCCGTGCGGCTCGGCCAGCCTGCGGGCCGCCTGGCTGTAGCGCGGCTCGCCGACCAGGGCCAGCTCCTTCTGCGCCGCCCACTGCACCGGGGTGGCGTGCGCCGGCGGCCCGAACACCTTCTTGAGGAACGGGCTCAGCGCCCACACCAGCGAGTCCAGCCGGTCCGGCGACCGCTCGCCCGCCGCGCCGGTGAACGTCGCCATCTGGTCCTCCAGCTCGGGCATGTCCCGGTCTGGCACCAGGTGCTTGTTGCGGTCCTCGCGGGTCAGGTGGCAGTGCCGGACCAGGCCACCGTGCTGCTCGTACAGCGCGGACACCGGCTCGGCGCGGGTCCGCTTGGCCTGGCTGGCGTGGATCACCCGGTAGCGGACGCTGACCTTCATCTGCCGCACCACCTGGTCGAACGTGGCCTTGAGCCACGCGCCGCCGTGGTTCTTCTCGATGATCAGCTCGACCGGGCAGCCGGGGAACTCGCGCTCCAGCGCCAGCGCCCGCCTGATCACCCGGGTGGCGAACGGCACCGGGGCCTCCTGGCCGCCCCAGTTCTCCATCACCCACAGCGGCCACGGGTCCTCGGGCATGCCGAGCCCGGCCACCGTGTACGCCTGCTCGTCCGACGTCTCGCCGCCGTCGGAAGGGTCCACGCCGATCGTGATCTGGCGCAGCGCGGTGGGCAGCACCGGCACCCGGATCGAGTCGAGCAGCGAGCGCGTCCACAGGGCGTTGGCCACGTCATCGAGCAGCTCGCCCTCCAGCTCTTGCAGCTCCAGGCGGGTGCCCTGAGCTGCGCCAACGACGGCGCGCATGAACTCGGCGGACAGGTTGGCCGCATTGTCCACCGTGCGGAGCCGGCGGACAATGACGCCGCCCTCGCCGGGGTCGTTGCGGATCAGCGCCCGGACCAGCTTGCGCGCCGGGCGGCTGGCCTTGGGCGTGCCGGTGGCGATGATCCGGCTGATGCCCTCGCGGACCGCGTAGCGCAGCGACTCGTTCCAGGCCGTCTCCCACTTCTCCCACAGCCCGATCTCGTCCGCCCAGGCCCCGCGGAGGTTGCGGCCCTGGATGCGCAGCCCGCCCTCGGCCGCGGAGTCGATGTAGATCACGATCCCCGACCGCATCACCACCTGGCCGTAGGTCCGCCAGGCGTGGGCGACCAGCTTGGACCGGCCGTCGCGCACCTCGGCCATCGAGGTGCCCAGCGCCCGCAGGATGCCCGCCTTGCCCTCCACGCACTTGGTCCAGGCGTCGGCGAACGTCGGGGCTATGATCCCGTACTCACCGCCCTGCGGGTCCGGGTCATCCTGCACCCACTCGGCCATCCCCTGGCTGCCCGCCCGCGTCTTGCCGCTGCCGCGCCCGCCCTGGAAGTAGGTCACCCGCCACGTCTCGGACAGCGCCGGCAGGAACTGCTCGGGGCGTCCCCTGCGGCCCTGCCGGTCGCCCATCCGCCACCGCAGCCGCGGGTCGGAGTAGCCGCCCTTCTCCCGGCCGCGGTAGACGCCGCGCAGCGGGTCAGGCATCAGCTCGCCCGGGTCAGCTCGCGGTGCAGGGTCTGCCGGGCCGTCTCCTGCTCGACCAGGCCCAGGCCCATCCCGGCGAGCACCACGTCCAGCGCCCGCTCGATCCGGCCGATCTGCTCCTCGGTGATCTGCGCCAGCCGCGCCTCGATGCCCAGCTTGATGATCCCCATGTAGAGCTTGGCCAGCCGCTCGATCGCCCGCTCGTACAGCAGCACCTCGGCGCGGAGCTGCTCACCCACCCGGTCGTGCGCGTACCTGGTCCGCTCCTGGGACAGCAGGTAGGCGACGATCTCCTGCATGATCTTTTTCCACTCGGCCATCTCGCCCGCCAGGCCGAGCAGCTCGGTCAGCGGGTTGGCCACGGGAGCCGGGGCCAGCAGCCGGTCCCCGTGCTCGCTCATGATCTGCACCATCCGGTCCATCACGCGGCCCTCAACCACGCTGCGGGCCGCGCCGCGGGACATCCCCGAGCCCAGGTTCGCGCCGTGCGTCTTGCAGGCCGGCGGGCTGGTGCCCTTCACCGCGTACTGGCGGCAGCCGCTGCTGTTGCGGCAGCGGCGGATGCCGGTGATCTCCTCGGCCTCCTCCAGGTTCTCGTCCGGCACGTGGTGCAGGCAGAACCCGAGCCCGTCGATCTCGTGGTTGCCGCAGCCGTCGGGCCAGCCGCACATCAGGATGCCCTCGCCAGGCACGACAGCGCGCATGATCACTCCCGGTTAGGGATGGCCCGGCTCCAGTCCCCGCTGTTCCAGCGCCGGGCCATCCCGGCTACTGGCTGCCGCCGTACTGCTGCGCCGCGTCGGCAGCGGCGGCCCGCATCCCCGCGGGAGCCCAGCGGGCGATGTCCGCGATGCCCGCCGAGCACATCCCGGCGATCTGCTCCAGCGCGGCCTTGGGGTCGGCCTCGGGGTCGGTCGCCGCGGCGTAGATCAGCTCCAGCAGCGCGGCTCCCCTGCTGACCGCGGCCGGCGCGGTCGGCGGCAGCACCGGGCTCTCGTTGGACGTCGGCTGCGCCACCGGCGTCAGGCCCGGCGCAGGGGGTGCCCAGGCGACCGGTGGCTCCGGTGCGGGAGGTGGCGGCGGCGGTGGGGGAGCACCGTCGCCGCCG